CTCCTCTAAAATTTGTAATCGTCAGGATCCGGAGCTTTCTCTGCTTCTGCGGAGAGTTTTGGTTTATCGTCTTTAAACTCTCCGGTCTTAATTTCAATCGCGCGGTTTGCGAGAATGATGCCTTCCTGAAAAGAGATTTCCCACAATAACTGCCGGTATCCGATTCCAGGAAAGGCGTTCATAATCACCGCAATCATACGCGACCAAGTATGCTTACTGCTCAGGGTTTCTTTTGCGGCGTCACCATTCCGGTTATTTCCGACAGCAAATTCATGTTCTTCATATAATCCATTACCGGCGTGATCATCTTAATTATGATGACCATCAAGCGAGGCAATGAAACGTTCCGCTTCATCCACTCTTCATTTATCTGCTTGTCCTGTTCGTTGAAAATCATGGTTGCAATTTTCAAAACGAGCATTGCAGTCTCTTTGCTGATTTTTCTATTTCGAAAAAGTTCAGCGATTTCTTCAGAGTGTTCGCAAATATACATCCCGACAGCAAAGGGAACGAAAACCTTAAATGAATGCACCGCGCCATCTTTGTCCTTGAATCGAATCTCTCCGTCTTCTGGAAGAAGCTCGTCAAGGTCGGTTACTTTGCTTAGTTCGTCGCTCATGCTACCCTCTGCTCAATGCCGTAAATGAAACCGTTGCCTGTAACGGAATCGAGATGATAATCAGGATCCTGTTTCGCAATGATTTCGATCGGCATCTTGATACGGCGGTCTGCATCGTCGTCTTTTGGATAAGAATATTTCTTTCCGGCTTTGATTTTGCATTTGTAGAATGTTATTCTGTGCATTAAGCCGTTGTTTTTGGTTGTGATGCGGACTTTGAACCACGGAAGAATAGACCGCGAACCGGACTGAACGAGAACAGATGCTGCAGGAGTGTAATTATAAGTGAGACTGATTTCCTTAGTCGGATCATAGCTTCCGCCCGCCTGAAAAATTACTCCGTGATAGCCTTTCGCGTCTGTGAAACGGATGTAATCAATGCCTTCAACAAGATCAGAAGTTCCGCATTCGAAATCAGTGATTGTCTGCTCTGTTCCGTCTGCGTTTTCGTTTGCGATATAATAAAGCTTGTCTGCTTCGGTGGTGTCTGCGGCAAAAGTCTGAATCGCTCCTGTCACTGCTGTTCCGGGAGTAACAGTCTTCTTGTCGAAATCTCCGCGAAGTTTGTCCCATGTGAGAGACTTGAGAGCTTCGTGCAGATTAGCTTTAATCGAAGCTTCCTGCTTGGACACAACTTCATCTGCATCTGCATTATCATTTTCTTCTTTCGAGACTTCCATAGTCTCATCAAATTCAAGTCCGGAGAGAGCCCCTGCATCATGCCATGAGTCTTCGCCTTCTGTTCCATATATACCCAATTCAAATTTACCGCCTCCACGCAAAACATCTGCGGGATTTATCACGGTGGTTTGGAATTCTGCCATCGTTCCTCCTTATTCCGTCCACTTCGGACAGTAGTAATAAACATAAATCGTAATGATTGTTCCTGCCTGCCGTTTGAGCTCAAAATTGAAATCCGTGAAATCATCCTCGTATTCAATCTTGTCGATCAGAGCAGACTGTGTTTCTCCGATTGCCCGGAGAATATCCGATCTAATTTTTCTGATTTGCTCTTTGCATTCTTTTCCGTTTGTCACGGTTGAAATGTTCAGAGTGAGTTTCTTGTATTCGGAATCTTCATCAGTATTATCATTCCATTCTGCAGGCTTAACCTTTACGCAGTTTGGATCTTCAATATTGATGAAGTCAGGATCATCTTCAGCAACATTCAAAGAGTTCCATTCAGTCACTTTAAGACCGGCGTCAGTCAGATAACCGTTTGCCGTTGCAATCTTTTTGAATGAATCTTTAAAAGCTGTTATGATGTCCTGTCTTATCATTCCGGTTCGTCCTCCGAAAGAAAAACGAGAGAAAGACCTGTGCCGTCAGGCTGAGGTTTTCTTTCAATGAAATAATCTTTTCCGCGAACGAAAATCTTTTCGCCTTTGACTGCCGAATCGATTTGAGAACTGATGCACGTTGCGACAATCTCGGAAGAATCAATCTTTCTGCCGGCCTGCTCTTCTCCCCATTTGCGGTCAAAAAGCAAATCGATCGGAATCGAGTCTCCGCTTTTTGAGATATACCGAGCGTCTTTTTCGCCGAAATCCTGAAACATCCATTTGAGATCATCAGCGCCGTACATTATTCTTCTCCGTAAACGGGATTTCCGTCAGCATCAAGAACCGGATTTCCGTCAGCATCAAGTTTCAGAAACTCGTAAACGATCTGACCTTTTTCTTTGATCGGATTTCCATTTTTATCGAGCTTCTCACGTTTAAGCTGAATGTCAGAACCATCGTTCTGCGAAGTGTTTGCAGTTTCCGCCTTAACTTCTTCTGCAAGACCGGACAGAATCAAGGGCTTCGCCTGCGCGTCCGTAAGCTCAACAGTTTTGCCTGCACAAAGGACATCGTTGTTGAATCCGTTTATTGTTTTTAAAATTTTAACTTCCATATCTGCTCCTTATGGCGGGCTTTACGCCCGCCGTTGGTTATGCCGTTATCATGTCCTTGATTACTGCGAATGATTTTTCTCTGCGGAGAGCGATATCGACATCCTGCAGTGCAATGACTCTGATTCCGCCTGCAAGAGAGTTGACAGAAGTATCGACATTAAGGTCGAGGATTCCCCACTCACCGATAATAAGATCAGACCAGTTTCCGAAAATGATCGCAGAAAGGTCAGTCGCAGTGTGAGTTCCCTTTATGAGATTCCCCGGAACCTGATTCGAAGCAATTGCTCTATATCCATTGAGCATTCCTTCGCCGTTCATTCCGTTCTGCCAAAGCATCAGGCCGCTTCCGGCATCGATCTTTGTTGTTTTGAGTTTTCCACGGCCTGCAGCGTTTGTTATATAAACGAGATTGCCGATGTCTGCATTTGCAGCAGCGACCTTGCTTTCGAGTTCGACGATTTTTGCATGAGTCGGAACATCCCCATTAGCTCCAAGCTCAACAACATTCACTCCGGTAGTATAAAGCACTCCGACAGGATTAGCTCCGCCGGTTGCTCCCGAAAGAGCTGCCTTGTCAATTCCAAGAGCGATGTCTTCAGCAAGAAGTTTGCGGACATACTGCTCAACCCCGATCGAAGCCTGCTTGAGAAGTCCGCGTCCGATGTCTGTGAACACTCCGATAGTTTTCGGAGACAAAGAGATTTTGCTTGTTGAGGCTTCACTCTCTGTACTCAGAGCTCCATTGCGCGGAACCCAATATGTATTGAGACCCCATGTCGCTTTCGGAATATCGACATTTCCGACAAGTCCGGAAAGAACAGTTGCACCGGCCTGTTTAACAACAAGTCTGTTGCGTAGGAGCTCGATGAAAGATTCTGATTTCAGCTCAGTGCCGATGAGAGCGCCGCCTTTTGTAGCAGTCGAACCGTCAAAATCACGCTGATTCTGAACGTCAAGCGGAACGAATACTCCCATCGCCGTACGTCCAAGACGTTTTTCGATTGCTTCTGAGCATTCGCGCTCAAATTCTGCACCCTTCCAGTCTTTGCTTGCAAGAGCATTGAGCGCTCTCATGAAAGAGTATTCTCTTTTCTCGTTATCAGAAAGACCGAGATCAGATGCAGGCTTCTGAGTCTGCAAAGGCTTAGCGTTTCTCGCTGAGATTTTCTCAATCGCAATCTTTCTGAATTCATCAACAGATTTTCCTTCATCAATAAAGCATCTTGCTTCATCGGAAAGTCCGTACTGCTGACCCATAGCGTTAATTTCGCTGACTCTTGTTCTCTCAGCTTTCTGTGCCTGCAATCTAATTTCATTCTCGTTGACCGATACTGCAGGCTCTTTCTGAGTCTGTGGATTTGTGTCCGGCATTTTTGCCCTCCTGTTTTCAATTATTATTTCGTTTTCTGCTCCGGATTCGGAGCGCCCAATTCCGACAGAGATGTCTGCCGGTGCGGAAACGCTCGAAATTTCATAAGGCTCCCAATCGACAGCCCGATACTTCGATATTCCTTCTTTTTCTTCTTCAAGTACGAGTTTATGTACCCGGTAACCAACCGACACATTGACCCTGATTCCATCACACATATCTTTATAGATTTCTTCTGCGAGTGCAGAGCTTCCAACTCTCACTACCGCGCGCCCTTTGCGCGTCGCAGGATCAATCCATGCTTTCTCTATTACTCCAATCTGTCTCTTGAGGTCGTGCATATCGAGGAAAGGAGCTTTCGAATTTATCCGGCTAAGCCGGACCGCTCCTTCTGAATGATCAAGAATCTCTGTCCCGTACCATGCAGGACACTCGGCTTCTGAGCTGAATGACAATTCAATTGTCCGCTTCTCTTTGTCGATGTTCGCGTCTTCAACTGCAATACTGCGGTACATCATTCCGCTTTTCATTTTATCAGGCATCTTCGCCTCCTTCGGTTTTGCTGTTTTTGTTTTTCGGATTATCGAAAACGAGAGGTGATGTCGGCAAAGGTTCGAGAGTTAATCCATATTCTTTTATAAGCGCTTTTTCACGTTTGAGAGTTTCGAGTGTTTCGAGTAAATCTCGACCCGATTCTGCAAGAATGTCAGAAAGTGTTGTGAAACCACACGCGAGAGCCTGCTTGTTTGCTTCGACATCTTTGAGAGGATCGACCCACTGCCAACGACGTCCGAAAAACTGCGGTGCATTAAATTTATCAAATTTATTGAAAGGGAGTTTTACCGCTCCGGTAAGAAGAGCCATTTTGAGCCAACGCTCGAAAATCTTTTCGGCTAAATTCTCAATTCTATTCTGCTGAATAACTTTGTAGAAATCTCTTTCTTCGAGAAGACCCGTGCGGCTTGATGTATAGTTTACATTTTCAAGGTCACTTCCGAGTGTAGGATAGCTGATGCCGAGACCGGAAGCAATGCCTTTGAGCATTTCTTTATTGAACTGTCCGAAATTACCGTTCGGGTGTGTAGGGTCGAGAAGCTTTGCCGTATATCCTTCCGGTGAAATTCCGACCATACCAGGCTCAAGTTCTTCAATGAATTCGCCTTCTTCGTTTTTCTGCCCCTGAAATTCGCCGTCATAACCCTGTTGACGTTCATATATCATCGTCTTTGCCGCACCCATTCGAGCTGCAACAACTTCCGCCTCTGCATAACCATTGAGATTAT